TGCTCTGCTGCCATCTGAATAGTATTTCGCGCTACCATCTGAGTAGAAGAACGGAACCGCATCTATACGCTCTACCTTTGTTATCGTAGCCCGTGCTCCGCTTGCATTGAACATGAAGGAAGCTCCGGCCAGCTCGGTCTCCATTATGCTGAGCAGCTGGAAAATGGCTTTCTTGCGCACGTACAGCTTGTCAATCCATCCGACGGATTCACCGCCTTCCTCTGAAGAGAATGACATGCCGGCCCCCATCATTCCGGTTACGAAGTCGGGCGATTCCAGAAAAGGAGATATAATACCTCCCAAGAGTTTAAGAAGATACTTCGTTTCATCCTCACAATCCTTCTGCAAAAATATCTTCCTTAGCTTGTCAAGGGTAACAGTTGATAAGATATCGACTATGCCAACAAATGTTCTACCCACCCGTTCAGCCGTATTCTCTCCGCTTTTCGTAGCATTACGAATAAGCAAAGACAACTCCTTTAGCATCTCGATACTATCCATATTAATCTCCTAAAATTCTAAATACAGTCCTGTTTGCTTTAATTTTTCCGCTTCCCTTGTAAAGAGGATAATCAGCCTTTTTCTCTTCAAGAAACCTTACACACTCCTTCAGGTATCTGTCAGCAATGGAAAACGCATCATTATAAGCCATCACCTTCTCTTTGATGTCCGGACGGCTGCTGTATTCATCCTCCTTCTGCATAAGTCCGTATCTGGTCACATTCAAATCACCGTTCTTCACGATCCGTGCATAGGTATAATATGCCAACGCCGTTTTAATACCCATGAATATCTTTTTCTCTCCACACTTGTCCTCGTACGTTCCACCATCAAGAAGAAGCTCGTACTTCTCCGGATGTTCCCTCACATCCAGATAAAATGCATCACCAAGAGCTGACTTTATATCAATACTCTCCGATTCACGTATATACGTATCTATCTTATCTTCATCCACATGTACGGACATGCTACGTGACAAATCTGCGACCTCAAGCGTTGTTATCAGATACTGCTGCATTTCTTATATACTTTAATGGTTGTATACTAAAATCCATTGACGGGTTTGCCACCTCATACCAGTTGCGGAAAATACGGTCAAACGTGCGCTCTATTAAACGCTGTTGCTTGCTGACAATAGAATTATAGTATTCAAAGGCATCTTCCAAAATATCGCCGGAAAAGCCCACTTTCCCGATACGAATACAATACCACGGCTCCTGACCATAGGCGGAATAAATGCGCTCCACCACACTTGCATCCGTAACGGTAAACTCCTTATCATAATTCTGTGTAGTGAACGGGATAAATTCAGGCTTTTCTTCATCATTTTCAAGCGTTACCTCTATAAGTTTCAAGGAATTTGTATCCCCCTGAAGCTTGACAAGGCTATCAGAAAATCCGTCATCCTCCGAAATCTTTATTTCATTACCTTTTTCATCGTATCTGACAATATCCGAGCCTTTCTTAGTGACAACCATACCGGACGGAAGGAAATTATTGCGCACATTCCTGAATTTCACGTTGGAAAGCCCTTCATCCGTGCTCATCTCAGTAATGACACGGTCAGATTTACCTACCGGATAAGTCTGTTTCCCGGCCATGGATACCCATAGAACCTGCCCCTTGTAGTATTCTATCCCGCCAGCAGCTTCAATCTGTGCCAGAACAACAGATTTCAACGGATTGAACACATCAATGTAGTCGATATTCTCTTTTGCTACACGTATCTTCTTCCCTTTCCTGGTTTTCGTACCGCTCCAGTCAGGATGCACGGCAATCTTAGCCACATATCCGTTATCATCCTCTTCCACCAGACGGCAGTTTTCAAATGGGACATGCTGAATTTCCACAATCTGGCCCAAAATGTTGTAATTTACATGAATGGCAATCCCATTGAAGTCAGCCATATCCCGGCAAACAAGAGAATGTATGTCATCAGCCGTATCTCCCTTCCGGTTTACAACATACTCCGAAAAAGAAACCTCACGGAATCCGTTACCTTCAATGAAATCCGCGAAACGGTCAGCACATTCACTTCCGGTAGAACTCGCTGCAATGATATTTCTTACCGTCTGCGGATAGAGGTTGTCATCCCCGTAAGACTGTATCCCAAGCTGCTGCAAATAGCGTATATCTACCCTTACACTGCTCTTCTTTCTAAGTTCCTTTACTTTCATAATTCCGTGAGGTTTTAATTTATTCAGCGCCTTCTACCGCTTCTCCTTCTTTATCATTCTGTTCACCGGTAGATTCATGATCATCACCATTCTCACTGCCTTCTTCACTTCCTTCCGGATTCTCCTGCATATCAGCAAATACTTCCAGAGCCTTGTTTACGTGAGCTGTCAGGACTTTTTTTGTAATATTCTTTCCGGAGATTTTATAACCTTTGAACTCTTTCTGAATTGACTTGCTTGAAACTCCATCCTTCATAGCTTCCACCATGAGAGAGACAAGCTCGTCATTAATCACCACATTTCCGTCCTTTCTGGACTTTACTCGTTCCTCCCAGTCATCGGGTTTCTTTGAGAAATACTTAATGTTGTCCGGGTATTTCGCCAGATACTTCTCTGCAGCTTCATCAGTAAGATTGGCATTCGTATACATTTCGCTACTGCCAAATCCCATCTGCAAGAGAACACCGTTCTTCAAGCCGTATTCTGATTTTTCTTTCATCTTTCCGTTCTTGTTAAGGTAAACACTCATTTCTATCACCGCATCATGATAGCAGTCGCTACAAGATGTGCGGATAAACTTCTTATCAAGGACAAGCACATAAAGGTTTTCAATCTCTGCCTTGTCAGAAGAAGAGAGGGAAGCAATGCTTCCCAACTCCTTCAACCTATTAACCACATCAATCACTTCCATATCAAGCTGCTGGGGATGTCAACGTATCGATAGCCGTCTTGGTAGTCTCGTAGTCTGTCTTGTAAAGGAACAAAGCAGACTTTGGCACTTTTGTTTCCTGCAGAGATACTGACCAGCCACCATCGGTTTCTTCCGAATATTTGTCGTTGCTGATTTCGGCAGCCTTCAAGCCTTGATAATAACCGTAAATCTGGAATGCAGAATCGCCCGGATTCTCTTCCTTCTGCAAGTTCTTCGCTTTATTCTCAAGGATTACCACATATTCACCGTTTGCCAGCCCGTCAATGATATCCGCACACACGTCCGGGTCATTGGCAAGAATCACCATATTCACTGTATTGGTAAACGTATTCTGATACGTACCGACAGCAAGTGCCGTGTTCGTCCCGGTAAACGGAGTGCTTCCAGGCACAATAACCTTATAGGCTTTCTTGCCTTCCTTCAAGGCCAGCGTTTCAATCACATTCTTACGCGTTGCATTGAATGCTACTGTAGCGAAATCTATGTCCTTCCGGTTCATGATAACACCTTCCTGCTCTACTCCAGGAACGAGCGGGTCATCGCAGCTTGCCACGATGTCCCTTTTTATTGCATAGTCACAAATTCCTGACATAACTCCTCCTTTCGTTAATAAGCCAACTGGAACAAGTTATCTTCCCCAATAAGGCATCCTAATTTTCCGGTAGAATACAGCTTATTAGTTCTGGTATTTCTGTCAAACCAAATGTCAAGGTCTGAAATGATGTCATCAGCTGGAGTACCCACAAACAACTGCTTCGGAGAACCAAATACAGCACGGTGAGGTAGATTAAGTTTAGTACCATTGTTCTGGTATTTCTGGATGAATCTATCCCAAATAGATACACGATATACAAACACACCGTTGTACTCTGTTACGTCAAGACCTTTGAAAATCTGTTCCCATTCAAGGATTTCCTTGTATTCACGCTTCAGGTCTTTTGCCAGCGCATCGCACAACGACTTCGTACAGAAGATACCAGATCCATCCATTGAAGCGATACGTGAGTCTGCATTTTCAAGCAGGCTGTCAAAGATTCCGATTGCTACTCCAGATTCTTTCAGCTTGCTGAACTGTAATGCGGTAGACGCTTCATCGTTGGCAGCAATAGCAACCTTCTGACCTGCGTTTGCTGTACCAATCGCAAACAACTGTTTCCAGAAACCGTCTGTTGTCTTGAACAGCTCCACATTCACACCATCTGTAATCTGGCCTGAAGATGTTGCATTCTGCGCTTCTGTGTCACCGAACCAGATGAATCGCCACATCATGCGCTTAACTGCCAAATCCAAAGCTGGATATACGATATCATCCATGTATTCAGTAGACGACAAGTCCGCGATTTCCGTTCCGGTTTTCAGACAGTATTCAGCGATTGTATTCTGTAACTCTTTATAACACCACTCCAAAGGAATCTGCCAATCACCGATTTTCCACTCCTTCTCCGCAAAGTTGATGTTTGCTTTCTTGTATTCAGGATTACAGCCGGAACCTGCCCAACCGATATCATCCATCTCTCCGACCCATCCCAGCTTATCACCATTATGTACATTCTGACGAAGAGTGAAGAACCGTCCAAGTTCCTCATCGACGAAGTTTGTCATGATAAGCAAGTCTCTCAGACTCTGTACTGCTCCATTACCTGGAGTAAGATTCGAAAGCTGCTCCCAAGTAATTCTTTCTTTTGCCATAATTCTTAGTTATTAAATTTCTGTTTGTTCTTTTCTCTAATCTCAGCAAGTTTCTTCTCAATCTTGCTTTCATGCTTAACTTCCTGCTTCTTTCCGTAAGTCGTTGTACGTCCTGCAGGAGTGTACTTGCTTGCGGCCGCTTTAGTCAGTTTTTCAATTCCTCCAGCTTTAGCCACTACATCCAGAATTCTGACATCATCCTCTGTCTTGGCGTTGGCTGTCAAGTCAGAAACCTGCTGTTCCAATTCTGCGATACGTGCCTCTAAGGCTGCAGTATCATCATTTCCACTTTCAGCTTCACGGATTTCGGTAATTACACCGTCAGTCACTACGATAGTCTTCCCGTCTGGCATTACGTGTTCCCCATCCGGGCTTGCCGCGTCACCTACTTGCGGTTCACCTTCTTCACGCTCTACTGTCAATGTGTCGCCACCTGCAGTTGTAAGCTCCAACGCTACCGCAGGAACATCTTCGATTTTTGCATAGCCTAACTTGGCCAGCATACGGTCAAGCAATGACTTGCTTACCGTAACTTCATTTTCTTTTTTTCCCATAAATTTATTGTTAACTTTAGCTGACTTCGGCATAATTACCTCACTCACAAATCCAAGTTGCTTGGCTACCTCACCACCAAACCATGTTTCTTTAGCCATTTGTTCCTCTATCACCGCACGATCAACCCCACAGCGCTCAACATAGATTGAAATCATACGTTCACGCTCTGCTTCCAACCCAGCTTTTAATGATTCAATCGCTGAAATATCAAGAGAACCTTCTACACCAGGACAATAAGGTGAATGAATAAGAATCTTTGCGTGCGGATACATCTTTCTGCGCTCGATAGGAGCTGCCAAAAGAATTACTGTCGCCATTGAAGCACATCTTCCTACTACAGTAGCAGAAATTTCCTTCCCAGTAGCCCTTAAAGCATCATATATCGCATATCCTTCAGCCACATCGCCACCGCACGAGTGTAATTCAATATCAATGTGATTGTCATCCGGAGCAATCCATCCAAGAAAATCCTGTACATCAGAGAAGGACATACCATCAACGCCAGTCAGATACCAGTTTTCCATTTTTTCGGTATCAGCTACAATGTCTTTGTTGATAAATAATTTCGCCATATCTCGTAATTGTTTGAAACAAAGGTAGTGAACGCGATATGGCTATAAGAATTTTTGAAAGGAATAGCACTGACACGCCTTGTCAGTCGATTTTTCAAACAAAAAGAGGTGAGCCGCTGCCCACCTCAAACAATTACATATCCACTTCCGTGGAAAACTTCTTTACAACCCTGTATATCGTCCTCTCATCCACGCTGTATTCGTCTGAAAGGTACTGCAATACGTAGGTTTTCTTATGCCCTTCTTTCATCAGACGGCTGTATTCCTTGTAAAGTTCAAGGTATCTCACGTCCGACGGCTGTACCGGGAGCGTCTGTAACTGCTCCATCACTCCCTTATGTGTGTTTAGAAATTCATACACGTTCATACATTACCAAGATTCTCCAATACTTTTACACGGTTACTCACACTGGTTATCTCTTCAACCGAAACAACCGGACGCATAGACTGAACTCCTTTGGCGACAGCTCTGGTCAGCATGTCCTCTCCGAGAGCCTGACTACTTGTCTGTGTCACGTTGATAGGAACTCCCCCTCCCATCTGATTGAATGATGAGAGCAAAGGAGCAAACATCGAGGTGGCTCTGGCCGTCATCACCGACTCACCGTTACTAAGCTGTGCAGGTATGCTGTCGCTTGTTCCGGTGCCTGGTCCGGTGACTAAACCACCTGTTGCAAATTTAGCACTTTTTACCGTTTTTGTAGCTACAGCAATATTAGAAAGTATCGTTGCTACTGTCGTTGCGATAGCTGCCAAGTTAGCCGGGAACGGGACAGACTGAGCCTGTGCTATACCGGCAGCCAGAGCCTTTCCGGTATTGATGGCAATCTCAGCAAGAGCCAGTGTCTTTGAGAGTATGGCAAAAGTCTTATTATTTTCACCCAATGTTTCAAAGGCGGATGACAGACCTGATGTTATTGTCTCTATTGCCTGGAATTTTACCTGCTCTATCTCAACCTCCTTGTCTGCAATGGCCTTCTTCGCATCGATATATTCCTGATTAGCCTGAAGCTTACGGTTAAGGAACTCCTGTTCACTCTCCCCTTCCTGCTGCTGTATGCTGTTCAACAGTTCTAATTTCTGTGAAGCCTGTTCCTGAAGTATTTCCAGTTCACTTGCACCGGACTGCTGGAGCTGCATAATTTCATTCTCCATTCTCAGTCTGACGGCTTCCTGCTGCTTTTCCGAAATCTCCTGCTCACGCTGCGTCACCAGGTCATCCATCTGTTTGTTGTACTTGTCCACAATGGCCTGCTTCATCTGCTCGGTCAGTTCCTTGTCGGCCAGCTCAGCAGCTCTCTGCGCATCCAACTGCTGCATCTTCAACTGATACTCCTGCTCGCTGCCTTCCCTTACGGCTTCAAGCTGTAGGGAGATAAGCTTGGTACGGTTATCTATCTCTTTCTGCAGTTCTTCATCAGAAAGCTTCTGCAAAGCGTCCTGCTTCTGTTTCTCCAATGCCTCAATCTGCGTGTTAATGGCTTCACGTGCCTTTGAAGTCAAATCAGCTTCGGTGGACAATCGGGTTCTAAGGTCTTCTATCTGACGGTTGTATTCGTACTCTATTTCCTGTGTCTGCTTTTGTCTTCCGTCCTTTACCAACGCCAGCATGGCATCCTCAGCCTTACGAACCTCTTCAAGCTCCTTCTGCTTAGACTTTACTGCCTGACTTGTTTCTGATAAGTTTCCGGAAGAAACCTTAACGGTATTCGTTAGTTTGCCTCCTTGCTGGCTGTTAGAAGCTGTTTCCGTTCCGGATTCATCGGAAGCACCCCACGAACCGTTCATAACCTCTTGCGAAAATTCTGAGAAATTTTGTTTCAATTCTTTTATAATACCCTTCGTGTTATCCACAACCGCCGAATTAAACCTTTTGAATCCGCTTTCTATCGCATCAAAGTCGAACGTAAAAAGCCCCTTTATTATGTCATTAAGAGCACTAAGCTGCGCTGCACTTGTCTTAGCCAAAGTAGATATTATGTCAAACGCGGTCTTGAATGTCGTGCCGATTCCTTGAGCAATAAACCGGAGTGAAGCTGATTGGTTGTATAGCATCCTGACCGATTCTATCATATTCTCAATTCCGTTAATAATTCCAATAATCCCGTCATTGATAAATATCTTCGCTTTAGTTGTCATTTCCTCGAATGTCCCTCCTGTCATGTCAAAGAGACCGCTCAACGCATTCTCAAGATTTGTCTGAGATTCAAGCAGCTGTTCTTGAAGTTCTCCCAATTCACCGGACTTGGCTTTTACCTCATCAAGATTCGTGCTTATATCTCCCAATGTCTTGATATACCTTAATCCGGCATCCTCTCCGGCTTCTCCGAATATGTCAGCTAAAGCTGCACCTACCGCCGCAGACGATTCAGGCAATTCCTTCAACCTGTCCGAAACTTCCTGAATGATGTCAAATGTAGTCTTACTTCCGTTTTGCAGCTCTTCCTGTACCTTCTCAGAACTCATACCGATGCCTTCAAATGCCGTGGCTGTGGCAGTGGTCATTTCACGGATTCTCGTATTCGCTTCCTTGATTGCATCAATACCCTTGTCGGAAAATATCCCTTGCTGTGTGGCATTTGCAACAATAGCAACGAACTGTTCAGCCGATATTCCGGCTTCATTGAAATACGCAGGATATTCTTTCAGAATGTCCAAGTATTCACCACCGGCATCAGCCCCAGCGATGAAACCGTCCCTTACAGTTTCCAATGCTTCCGATTGGCTTATCTCGAACTGCTTAGCAACGGAATTTACAGATTGAAGTACTTCACGGAAATCCTTCCCATACACATCGGCAAGCGACTGCACTTCATTACGGTATTCCTTCAATTCATTCCCAGCCAATCCAGTAAACTGCCTTGTCAGCCTTGTAGCTTCCTCCAGCCCTTTGTTGTAATCATAGAACCATTTGAAGGCAGCCCCTGCACCTGCAATTCCTGCTAATGCAAGGAATACCGGATTACCCATAAGGCTTAACAATGTCTTCCCGAACGCCTTTACTTTCACTCCTATCGCATCGAATATCCCTCCGGATTTATCTCCGTTGGATGCAAGCTCCAACAAGGAATTGGCGAACTCATTATTCAACCCCAATGCATCCTTTATAGCTTCTTCGTAATTTCCCACATTCCGGTAATATCGCTGCGTCTCTTCCTCTGCTCCTTTCAGAGCATCCGTAACCTCGTTTATCTTATTTTTCAGTTCCTCACCACTGGCCCCCTTTCTTTCAGCTTCCGACAGAGCATCATATTCAGCCGTCAAATTAGACAGTTCAGCGCGTAGTGCTTTCAGACTCCCCTCCTGCTCTTTCTCCTGCTTAATCTGATTCTGTACTGTCTTGTTGATGATACGTATCGCATCATTATAATCTGCAATGGCAATCTTTGACGCAGCCATCTCCTCGTTATACTGCTGACGGGATATTTCCCCATCCTTCAACTGCTTTTTCAGGTTCTTTTCTGCATCCCTGGCCGCATCAATCTTCGTCTGGTATTCCGCTATCGCCTTTACAGCTTCATTGTAATTCACCTTGATGTCAAGGATTTTCTCCACCTTATCCGCCATAACACTATATTTTTAGCAATTCAACTTCGCATATATTATTCTCCTTGGTTTTCACCTTCACAATCGCAAAATATGAACCGTATTGTCGAAGATATACTGGTACTGTCAAATCCAGCTCTTTAAGCTCTACAGGACTTAATCTGACATATTCTGAAAAATCTTTTCATGGCGTTACCTCTTTTTAGTTATCACTTTTATTTGCTTCTCTCAGGTTTTTTCTGTTCCTTTGTTTATTGTTTATTGTTTGATGTTGCAAATATACTAACAGTTAGCATAAATGCAAACTTTCACGAGTTAAAAGTTAGTTTATTTACAACATTTAACTAACTGTTAGTATATATCTACTTATGGAAGCTTGGGAGCGGATACAAAAAATAATGGATGAGGAAGGATTGAATAAGAACTCCTTCAGTAAGGCTATTGGCATTTCAAACAATGTCACTATAACTCGTATTATCAATGAGAAACGTTCTCCATCAAGAAGTACATGTGAAAAAATAGTTACTGCTTTTCCAAAATATAACCTAACATGGATACTAACTGGTGAAGGGAACATGCTAACTGATGCAACATCTCTTGATGAAGCATCCCCAATTGACGAACCAATCATACTACGTGTACCACTCGTGAGCCAATATGCACAAGCCGGATACCTCTGCGGATATGCAGATGCGGCATACATGGCAACCCTGCCTACCATACCATATATAGTAGACCATGAAGCACAAGGACACTACGTTGCCTTTGAAGTGAAGGGAGACAGTATGAACGATGGAACAGAGGATGCTATCCTGGAAGGTGACCGCCTGCTGTGCCGGGAAATCATGCCGCACCTATGGGCAGACAGCAAGCTGCACATCAGGAAATGGGACTTCGTCATCGTACATACTGAAGGAATACTGGTGAAGCGTATCATCAACCATGACGTGGAGAACCACACCATCACAATACACTCACTGAACTCAATATACCCAGACAAGGTCATCAACCTTTCTGACGTGAAGCAGATATTCAACGTAATAGAATTACAAAGACCAAGAAGAAGATAAAAATTTAAGACTATGGACTTTAAAGACGCAATCAAACAGCTTGCCGACAGAGTTGAAAAGCTGAAAGAAAACATTCAGACAGAAGAAGCTACTAAGAACGCATTTATTATGCCTTTTATAAATGCACTAGGATACGATGTATTTAACCCTCTTGAAGTCATTCCTGAAATGACTTGTGACATCGGTACGAAAAAAGGAGAAAAGATTGACTATGCCATTATGAAAGATGAACAGCCAATTCTTTTAATTGAGTGCAAGCATTGGAAACAAGACCTTAACATACACGACAATCAGCTACTTCGATACTTTAATGTATCTAAAGCTAAATTTGGACTGTTAACAAACGGAATCATCTACCGCTTCTATACAGACCTCAAGGAACCTAATATCATGGATGATAAACCATTCCTGGAAGTTGATATTACAGATCTCCGCGATAACCAAATCGAAGAACTCAAGAAATTCCATAAATCATATTTTGACGTTGAAAATATACTCAGTTCTGCAAGTGAATTAAAGTACATGGGAGAACTCAAAACTATTATACAAAACGAGTTTTCAAACCCAAGTGCAGATTTCGTAAAAATGTTCGCAACCAAAGTATATGATGGTCGTATGCTGCAGAATGTCGTAGACCAGTTTACCCCATTGGTAAAACGTGCCATATCATCACACATCAATGATATTATCAATGAACGTTTAAAAGGAGCACTAACTGTCAGTGATGCAAAACCAGAAACCCAACAAACTAAGGTTGAAGAAACAAAAACAGAACCCCCAGTAGAAGCACAACCAGATTCAAAAATTGTTACGACAGAAGAAGAACTTGACGCATATCGTATCATACAAGCTATTTGTCGTCAGAAAGTAGATGTGTCAAGAATAGCATACCGTGATGCACAAACTTACTTTAGTGTGTTGCTTGATGACAATAACCGTAAACCTATTTGTCGCATGTACTTCAATACGGGAACCAAATATGTAGCCACCATTGACGAAAACAAGAAAGATGTAAAACATGCTATTGAAAGCCTTGATGACTTATTCCAATATACTGAAGATTATTTCAAGGCTATTGATATGTACGAAACCAAAGAATAACCCTTTAATTGACTTATAGGTAGTTACCAATTCATTTAGTAGTAACTACCTGTACTTCTATGTAGTTTTTTAATTACATAGTAAAAAATGCTATATTTGTAAAGAATGGATAAGATTATAGAAAAACTGATAGAACTGATGCCGCTTTGGACTGTAATAATCATTGCGATAATGTTTGTCGTAATGAAATTTTACTACACACGGTTCAAGGTGCTGGAAGATAAAACCAAACATGCAGATTGTCAAAACAAAAACAATAAGATTGACGAATTGTCTTCTGACATCAAACAAATGAAACAAGACTTTGATAGCATAAAAGAAGACATTACAGCAATCAAAGCCGTCTTGATACAAAAATTTCCAAATTCAGCAAACGTATTTAGTATGAAAAAAAGTCCAAGAAGATTAAACGAATTAGGAGAAAAGATATTTAGCCAAATACACGGAATGGAATTCCTGAACGAACACAAGTCTTTCTTCTTTTCGAAAATAGAAAGCATGAATCCTAAAACAGAACTGGACGTAGAAAACGCAGCCAATTTTGCATGCTCCGGTTTTACAGATAATGATATATTCAATGGAATTAAAGATTTTGTTTATAACGCTCCATCCATAACTATCACAGGTGAAAATGGAGAAAATAAATCTTATGACATAACTCTTGGAGATATATGCTACATATTAAGCCTCCCTCTTAGAGATATGTATTTGGAGGAAAAATTCAAAAAATAACATATACTGCATAATTATTTATTTGTATTGTATTAGCAATCATATCAGTTGCATTCTATATATAGAATATACGGAGACTCTATCAGAAAAGAAAAGATTAAGAACATACGTTTCTATGAATACTGATATTACTTCATGTGCAGACACGTACACAACATCAACTTACTGTCAGCTCTCCCAGACCTGCAAAGGCTGGGGATGCCGGTTCCTGACAACACCCATCGAAGAGATACCGGTAACAGTCCAGGAAAAAGCCAAGCTGTTCTCAAAGGTGTATCGGGAAGCGAAGCGGAAAGGAGTGCTGGAATGCCCGCACTACCGCTCGATGTTCATTGATGAAGTGCTGGAAAATATAGGAATAAATTAAGCCGAAGGTCACTCCTCCGGCTTTTCTCTTGTATAGAAGCTCCAGTCGAACAAATCCAGAAGCCTTCTGTTAGCGTCCCAGAGCGGCTGAAAATCTTTTTCTATATAAACCCTCGCAAGGGCCATTTTCGGGTCACTGTGGTTAAGCATTTCGTCCACACGGGCTATATCAATTCTAAGCTTGTTCGCACAGATGGATGCCATCGAGTGGCGGGCATAATAGAAGTTCAGATCAGGAACACCAATTGCCTGACCGACCTTTTTCAAGCCAAGATTGATTGCCTTGTTAAAGTCCTCGGCCGACACATACTTCTCCGAGAAGGAGAACACACGTCCTTTTCCATTATACCTCTCAAGAAGGGAAGCAATCTCCGGCTCCACCTTTACCTGCATGAAAGCATTGTCCTTCCTCCTCCCTTTCGTTTTCTTCCGCTCGTAGGATATAACCCCATCTTCAAAGCTGGTGACTTCGTACATGTCGGCAGAATTCATACCCATAAGTGTGAAAGACAACAGGAACACGTCTTTTGCCATGTTAAGCTGGTAGTAAGGACTCCCATTCCGAAAATACGGAAGGTCTATAATCTTCTGAATCTGCTCGACGGTAAGGACACGAGAAGCTGCCTGAATATTTTCCGGCATGGAATATCTGCTGAAAGGAGAAAGAGGTATCCGTATCAATCCGGCTTCATCATCATTATACTCATATTTAGCCTGGTTAAACACAGCCTTGAGCACGGTCATGTACAACTTTATAGCATTATTCGTTTTTGTCTGCCCCTTGGATGATGGTGAATGGCTCTTGTTAGCCCCTCTCATGGAAGGCTCATTTCTCAGGAACCTCTCATAGTTTTTAAGGAATGATACGGTAATCATGCTAACATCAAGGCTTCCTCCGGAAAATCTTTCCAGCGCGTTCATCGCCACCCGATAGGTATGCGCACTTCCCTCCCGACCTTTCCGCTCCATATCGTCAGCACATTTTCTTCCATATGCAATTATGTCAAGGGAGAACACTTCATCTTCCTGGATATAGCTTACCACCTGGTCGATATTCCATTTCTCGGCACTTACCCCGGCCTTGGCCAGTTTTCTCCGATAAGACAATACCAACTCGTCCATCAGGTCAATAACGGCCTGATTCTTGATTTTGATTTTCTCAACACCTTTCTCCTTCTTTCTTGAGATGTCAGAAGAAGAAACATATTGGGACGTCCGTATGTATTTTGATTTCCGGTCCTGTGTGACACGTATCTTTACATTGTACGTGCCATCCTCCCTTTTCTGGTGAGGGAGAACCACTACCTTGAATGTAGCCATATCTTGTAAAACAATCGTAAAACTTATATCCAC